CCAACAAGTCCACAGTTAGTTCCAACTTGTGCAAACGCAAATGTAAATGGTTGACCAACAAAACGTTGTGTAAATAATGCAGTGTCAGTCCAAACATAGATTGCATCTCTACCTCTGATTGCTCCTCTGATTTGTGATCCATCAGCCAGTCTTTGTGTGCCAGCTGTATTGATTGCTGTAGGTGTATAAGTATTTATATCTTCTTGGTCAGAGAATCTTATAAACATATCGTCTTGCGTTGTTGGATCACCGATTGTTGTCTCTGTACCAAAAAATACTAAGTGACGATCCGGTGTAGATACTATCATGTGTCTTGATGCGGTTGGCGCACCAGATATAATAGTTGCTCTTGTTGCTGTTGCATTTGATAAAGAAGAGTCCCATTCAAAACAAGCGCTATCATGAATTAAACAAATAGCTTTATCACCAAAGTTATCTAATGACCACATACCTGGTTCTAATACCAAATCACCAGATGCAGCCTCACCCCATGCAACAAAGTCAGATGTATTTGTAACAGTATCACCACTAGAGTGTGCAGCCCTTGTTGTTCCTCTAACTGCTCTTGTAATTCCTGTTAAATCGTTTCCTGAAATACCTGTATAAGAAATTTCTTCTGTTCCAACTAAAATAAAATTTGTACCAGAAGACGGAAAGTTAGTTGTGCTTGTTAATGTAATAGATGTTCCCGATCCTCCAGTTCCAAATGCATTGTCTCCTAACGATCCATTTAATGTTGTAGTAATAGCACCAGCAGCCTCTCCGCCCCAAGATCCTAATCCATAACCAAATCCCTCTGCTTGCACAGCTGGACCAACACTGTAGTATTTCTGTATTCTTATACCACCTGATGTTGTTGCACCTGATCCACTTTCATTTGAAGGCATTGTTATAGTAATAGTTGTATTGGTAGGAGCAGTGACCACCATGAATTTTTTATTATCAAAATCAGATGCACCAAAATTAGATCCTGTAATTGCAGTAAAATTATCCATTAAAAGTATATCACCAGGATTTAAATTATGAGCACTTGGATAAGTTATTGTAACTGTGGGTGATCCATTGCTTGTGCTAAATGCATTTGTAAGAGTTGTTGTAGAAAAAATAGGGTGTATGTCATAAAATACACCTCCAGAATATGCGTATAATATTCTATTTGTTCCTATAATTGCATATTTTCTACCTAAACTATTGATGTAATGATGTAGACCCCTACCAGCCCCGGTAAGTTCGTTCTCATTTAATGTACCTAATTGATTCCAACCACCTATTTTTTCAGGTGTACCATATCTAAATCTAACATTATCACAGTCTATCCACTGACCTTCCGCTCCTGTGGGTGTGATTTGTTTATTAATACCTGGTTGAAATCCTATTTTTTGTAGCATATAAACCTACTATATAATCTGATTTGTTTAAAATCTACTTAATTTATTAGTAGACGTATTTAACCTATTTTTCTTATAAACGATACAATTAATTACTACCTTAAATCTACAATTTATTGGAGAACTTGCGGCATGAATAATGTTGGAATCAAATATTATCGCTCTACCTTTTTTAGGCTTTACTTTTTTAATTAAATTTCTATCGTTATCAAAAAATAAAGTTTCTCCATCTGAGTCATTTACATAATATAAAATACTTTCTAAATAATCGTGAGGGCTGTCTCTATGCAAAGGTCCATGAATATCTTTTAATTGATTAGGAATTTGAATGTTTAAGTTAGCTTTTATTCTAAAAAATCTCTCAATTTCAAAATGTATATTACTTTTAAAAAACTTTCCTATTGTAGGAAAAAAATCAGAGTTTTGTTTTTCATCATTATAAAACAGGTGCACAAATTGTGGATGTTCTTTTTCTAAAGGTAGACCAGAATTAAATTTTACATAATCATCATAATTTTCTGGTCCATAGTTTGAACTATGGTGTAAATACCAAGGAAAGTTTTCTCTTATTAATAAAATTTTTTCAAGGTGATCTTGATATTCATAATCTAAAAAATTGTTTATTATTTTCATTTAATTATCTTAAAGTTGTAAGCCAATGATATTCTAATATTATCTTTTAAGTGTTGCTCTACAGAGTGTTGCATGTGAGATTTAAAAACTACTAATCTACCTGGAACAGGAGGAACAAAAAATCTTTTCCATGTGTATGGATTATCTTTTACAAATTCGTGACTATATCCAGAAGGTTCATTAGATTTAAAAACTAAATTTGCATCCTGTTCATTAGACTCTAAAAAATAAACTGCTGAAATATCACTTTCTCCATGGTCATGGTATTCTTGATAGTCATACTTTTTATAAACATTAAACCAAGAATCGTGTGGCTGTAACTTAATATTTTTAAAACCTAACTCTGTTACATAGTTTACAACTTCTTGAAAAACCCAATCATTTAAATTACCAAACTCAGATATAGTTATTAGATTTTTTGTTCCACAAGTATTATAAACTTTAGAAGACCAATTATCTCCACCCTTTTCAATATCATTTAATTTATCTAAACAATACTGCAAAGGTTTTTCTTTCATACTATTATGATTATCATTTATAGAAACACCTAAAGCTGATGGAAATATTGGTTCTATTTTCATTCTGTATAATTAAAATGTTTAAAATCTTCTTTATAAAATATATTTACTATTTCTTTTAATTCTTGTGTATAATATTTTTTCCAATCATAATCAATGTTTGTTTTATTAAAATGTTTCAAATTAAAGTGTTTGTTTACATCTTCTAGTTTATATATAGCTACATGATCTTCTGTATCCAACCATGTTTTTTGTGGTAAGAACATATAGGTATTCATGTAGTGATAGTTTAAACAATTTTGTTTTAAAAAAAAGTTTACAAATTGTTCGAATGTAAAATCTTTAAAAGCAACATTTAAATCAGTTGTTTTATACAAATGTATATACTCTTTTGATTTATCTTTTAAAAATAAATATATACTTACCAATCTTTCATAAGGATTTCTTACTGTAGTTATAATTTGATCATAGCTATAATTATTTAAATTAGCTTTTGCTTTCATTTGAGCACAAGTAAAATGTCCTTCAAATATAGGTGTTTTATATTCTTCATTTAAAAATCGTTTCATAGAAATTCCACCACATTTTGGTATATGAATAAATAATAATTTCATCTTAAAATTTTTGTAGTCTTAGGATTTGTCATATATTTGTGATCATCACAATTAAATGCTGCTACAACTCTTGGTTTTTTATATCTATATCTTGATACTTCGTGATCTAACATTGGAGTAAATATAACAAACTTTCCAAACTCTTCTTTTACTGTAAGATTTAATTCAGGAAAAAAAGTGCCTGGTCCCTCATCACCTAAATATATTATTCCTGAAAAAGCTGTTGTCCCTAAATGATTGTGCCTCATGCAAAAGTCCGATGGGTTTTTATAGACACATCCCCACGCATCAAAGACTACATAATCATAAGGCCAAGCTTTCTCAATTATATTTCTAGATTGTTTTAAAAAACCAAAAAAATCATCATTGTTAATTAACGCTTTAAAATCTGTTCTTTCAGAGTGAACATTTGATCCTTCTTTATAAACTATTGATGATTTTTGAATTATATATTTTTTTAAATTTGTAAGTAATTTTTCGTCTTTAATCTTACCAGTTAAAACAAAAACATTTTTTTGAACTTTAAATTTTTTTAAATTAAAGTCCATTAATAATCCATGACTTTTCTTTTTATAGGTAGTTTAGTAAAAGATGTAGGTAATCCTAAATGAGGTCTACCATCACATGCATGGTCTTTCGCATACTCATCTTCAATGTTTGCGTAGTGTAAAAAAACTTGACCACA